ACGATACATACCAGGCACGTTTAGATATGCAAAAGCAATATTGTGATGCATTTTATAATTGGGAGGTAAGAGCTATGCAGTGGAATTCATTCTTAGAGAGTAGGCTATGACATCTCAGATTGTGACATCTCCGGACTTGATTAAAAAAGAATCTACTGAGTTGGAAGCTAGGTTAAAGCTCCAGGGCCCATACAATGTTTACCGCGCTGTTAATGAGGTACAGAAATTTCTAGAAGTGGTGGATAAGGAATACCATCTAACTTTTCTCCAACGAGAACATTTAAAAAAAACGAGATTGACATTTGACAAATTATTTAAATATAAGTAGCGAAATAGTTACAGCAGACAATCAAGATGTATTTATTGACTTCCTAAAACAAGAAAGAGAAGCAAGTCGGGAAAGAGATCGTAATTCTGATTGGTTTAAATACCTGCTAGACAAAGATTTTTGGGAATTGTATCCCATGTGGACTATGTCAAGAATCGATGGTGAAGTGTGGACTATTGCTGCTGTACAAAAGCACAACTTTCCTAGTGGAACATATCGAGTGATGTCCAGATTGTATTCTAAGAAAGAGATGCGGAAGGCAGTTGATCATATGCCTAGATATGCTGGACATAAATGGCCGGCCAAGTCTACTTATTTGTTCCCACCAATGTTAGATATGATGAAATCTATTGAAGGTTCTACAATGATTATGACTATGGAGCATGTTAAAAGAGCTAGAAATTTAAGTGTTATTAGTAGCTATTTCAACGAACACTATGGAACAAACTTTGTTGTACAACCCCATATGTATCAAACATTCAATGATCGTGATAATTGGAAATCGTGGCAAGTACTAACTGCTGATGGTGACATTGATCTACCTTATTTAACAAAAGACGAATGGAAACTTAAATTTCCAAACGCTGGGCTTTCTATAAAGGCATCTCACCCTTCACCCTAGGGATCCCCATTCTTACATTAGTACCAAACACTAGCATACAAGCCCATTCGCCCTTCATCATTGGAGGGAATTCTATGACATGTATCATCTTAGTTTCAGCATTCCACCATACCATACCACCAGATTTATGTACCGGTTCATGATATTGAATTAGTAGTTGCTCGTTTTTGTCATCGGTGAATTTCTTCAGAATTGGCATAGTTCTTTCACACTGTATAGGTTTAGCTGTTCCAATGACTTGGTCATCTTCGTCTATAGAGTCTAGCGTTTTATTCTCTTCTTTATTCTCTTCTGCCAATGCACCTCCAATAGGTACACACAGCATTACTAGGACAGTAATAACTGCAGCGGCGACTTTAAACATTATACTTCTCCTTATAAAGGCTTCTGTACTCCTGGAATAGATGTATATAGTCATCGCGCTTTTCAATAAATAGTTGTGGTTCATCTTGCTCTACAGCAATGACTGTTACTAACCGATTGATAGGTATCTTTGTACGCTCCTCAAACATTACAGCATAAGCCGCTTCTTGCATAAAGTAATTACTAATCCACTTACGTTGTTTTCTCTTATTAGCAGTCTTAAAATCTATAATAGCTGGTTTGCCTTTAAACATTCCTATACAATCTACTCTACCCGCAGTTTTTAAATAATCACTATACAGGGGGCATTCAATTGCATAAACATCTTCTAAGTAATGATCAAGTATTGGTTTAATTTGCTTAAACATAAACAAATTATTTGGTTGTACTTTACTGAAATCTAACTCTTGATTACCAACATAATCTTCACAAAGCTTGTGTACTTTAGTTCCACGAGTAGATGCTTTTCGAGAAATTTTATTAGCCTCTTTTTCACCTACTCTTTTTCGCCATTTCATGATGCCTTCTTTAGAGGCTAACCCGGTAATTGTAGTAACCGAGGGATATTTATTACCCTCTGGAGTAAGATAGTATCTACTCCCTTCAGTTGTTTCGGTTTTTAATTCATCAAAGTCAATTAGAGTGTGCTTAAACATAATTTAATTTATTCTTCCCGATAATATATTCTTTTACAACATCTGATCTAACGATATCTTCAATACCAAATTCAAAATGTGTAAACGATCTAATACTATTTAGGATCTCTATAAACCGGTTTAAACCAGATCGTTCTTCAGTTGTTTTTAAGTCGGATTGCCTATAATCACCACAGAATATAATGCGACAATTAGGTCCTACTCGTGTTATTAAACTATCAAGTTCATGAAAGCTCATATTATTGATTTCATCTATCAATAAAATACAATCCCGGAAAGTGGTACCACGTACAAAACTTGTTGTTAAGAACTCTGTAATATTCTTTTGTTTTAATATATCGTAAGCGTCGCCTCTCCCATAAAGCTCATTACATATCTGTACGTATGGATCCTCATAAACCTGAGCTTTTTGTCTCCAATTGCCTGGTAAGAATCCCATGTCTCTAGTAGGAACGGCTGATCTTAAAAAGAATAGTTTTTGATACTTTTTTTCTTGAATTGATTTGAGTGCAAGATAAGCAGATATAAAAGTTTTGCCAGTACCCGCGACCCCATGTAATACTAGATGATCACCTCGTTCAAATGCTTGAATGGTATCTAGTTGTAATTTTGTTAAAGAAAATTTTTGGTGAATATTAACCATATTAAATTTAGAATTTAACTGGTTCTTATCATCTATAATCCCTTCTTCTCTCTGAAGTCTTTTTTGTCTTTTTGATAATCTAGATTGTTGTCTTGGCATTACACGTCTATTGTGTTGCCTAAACCAGATGATTTTTTAATGGTCTTTAGCATATCAGTCCAGCCACCATCCTTCTTTATTCCACCTACGCCTGATACAATGGCAGGCGCAGTAATTTCTTGCCTAAGGTTAGGGTTGTCTTTAAGATGTTGTTCTAACTCGACCCACTTCATATTAACTTCATAGGTTTCGTTTTTATCGGTATTAGTGATTATGTAAATTGGCATTAATCCTCGGTTTCTAATTTTAATAGATAATTTAGATCTTTAGATTTTAACGCGTTACTCAGTTGACGCTGTTTCTTTCTCTTTTGATCTCTTTCTTTAATTTTCTTCGATGTAGAATACTCATCATCGTCAGCATACTCAAGCAACTTGTATGATTTACGAATCATTTATTTAATTCCTATTTTACTTGGACCTGGGGAAACGCTGTTGTTACTACATTAGGACTAATGCCTTTAATGTTTCTATGCTTCATTTCAAGGACCAGCTTGGCATCCTTAGGTGCTATTGTTTCTAGAAGTCTAATAAACACTACTTCTCGTTTGGCTGGTTGAACATTTTCTAGAGCATTACCATCTACTGAAATGAAATATTTCATCTTTCGCATCTGGCCAATCAAAGCACCTTCAAGATCAGTACCATTACCTTCCTCGTCTATACCTTCAGCTGCTTCGTATGGAGGATCACCTTCTGGTAGCAACCATTGAATAGTTGGATTATATGTTAGTTGAAGTAGATCAATTAATGCAGTCGATTCATGTTGTTTAAGAATGTCCGCTTTGATCTTTACGTTTTTGGATTTGCGCACTTCAGCTACTATTTCGTGGAGTGCTCTAGTATATGCCATTAAAAATCACCTATATTTTCAATTAAATTCTTTAATTTCTTTTCGATAAAATAATTAAATAGTTTATCTCGTGTATTATTAGTACCGATGTTATATGCTTGTTTTATATTCTCTTTAACATCCTCTGGAACTAAAGATAAGTCAACGAGTCTCCTATTGCGATTCCAATTAGTTTTGTATTGTTGTAGTTCTTCGTCTTCAACTACATCATCAATTTTCATCTCAATAATCTTATTTAGTAGTTTAGATCGTAGTGGTCTCTGCCGACCATTAATAAAACAATCATCTTTAGATAATATATTAGGAACACCATCGCCCCTATCCCCCTTGGCAATATGCTCTTTGAGATATTCTTCAGGATTGTTGTGCTTAATCCAACGCTTACGGACAGGATCATATTGCACTACATTCTCATACTGATGTAGTTGTATGAAATCTTTATCTCCAGAAAGAATCATAATCATTTCTGAACCATTCATTAGCTGCGATCCTTCAATATCATGAACAACAGTTGCAATGATATCATCTGCTTCACAGGTTTCAATTTGAATGACTTTATAGGGGAAATATTCTTTGATCTCGTCCCTGACATTATTCAGGCAACGAAAGATCGAGCTCCAGTCTAACCCAGACTCGTTCCTATTCTTCTTTCTGTTTGCTTTATAATAAGGGAAGATTTTCTTGCGCCAATAATTTTTATCATCACAGCAGATAACAAGTTCCCCATAATCCTTAGAAAAACGATTTCTGTATCCTCGGAGGGAATTTAATACCATGTGACGCACAAGGTTTTCATCTAACTCAACGTTGTGGTGTGATCCTATCTGAGCCATCAAATTTGAAATCATCACCTGATTCATATCCACAAGTATCATAATATACTATTCTTCTTCCATATCCTCATCATCAAAATTGATATCAGCATCTTTGAGGTTGATTATATTTTGCGCAAATTCTTGGAGAGGATGCCTCATCCCCATTGATCTCGTCATTGCTGACTTGATCGATTCGCTAATTAAAACTAAATCGTATTTAATTTGTTCATCTGATTGCAAATCAAACCCATGAGTCTCAAGTGTCCGGAATACATCAAACGCAAAGTCCACTGCATGATTTTGAATGAACTTTTGTCTGATTAATTGCGCGTGGTTTTTTAGCTCCTCTTCATTTTGAGGAGGATGTAGTTTCGAATTGCCTGGGAACGCTACAATATTCGACATGTACTACCTCTTATAGATGGACACATAACTATTTAGGCTTTTTCTTACGGCGCTTCTTCCTCGTTTTCTTTACGGGAGTACTTTTTGCTGCCGGCGCTTTATCATAATAGTCGTCATCCATCTCCTTAGTCCACATTCCAACATCAGGATATATAACTCCCACATCTCGTTTAACCATTCCTAGATATGGATCATTAGGCTCCCAATGGTAAGCCATGACCTTGCATATTCTCTGTATTTTACCTTCTAGATTCTCACCCCACCGGTTGGATGACCACACCCCGGAACGCAGATAGGTTTTCAGATTATGAACATATGTATCGAGCATATTCACTTCTGCGTTCACAGAACTATCTTTGGGATTGAGCTTTAGATTCTGCCTAGCGGCAGCAAGTCGTTCTTGGTTGGATTTAATCCATATCCTCACACTCTTGATATTAACGGGTGAAGATTCGTCTCTACAAACATCCGGATGCACGGACTTGTGCTCAACAGGACCTTTCGCAGCTCGAGCTTTAGCTAAGCGCGCCTTGCGCTTTTCTTTCTCTTCCTCAGTTAGAGGTGTCTTTTTCCTGTACTTCTTTTTCGGTCTCGCCCCAGGAAGAGGCCGGCTCATGTTTGGCTTGGGCATCTGCATCTCTTTGTAAATGTTGCGTCCATTGGAAGAAATTCATCTTCGCTTCTTCAGGGGTGTATTGGAATGCGGCTTCCAGATGTCTGGGAGCCTCCATCATATTAACCTTTCCACTTGCACGTAAGTTATCGAGGAATTCAAAAACTTCATTTCTAGGTGCCATATTTTAATCTCTTATTCTCTATTGTTGCATCAATCATGTCTACGTTAGGATATGTACTAAAGGTATCTATAATAGGTCTTGCATCATCGAAGAAGACATATCTGGTATACTTATACTTCTTCAGTTGCTTGGTTTTATACTGAGCGTCAGGAAGACCCCAGTGATATTTCTTTCGGATATTGCTCCGGTTGAAACATTCGTGGAATTTGAGATTATTATCAGCCAGGAAATCAAAATCATTTTGATCCATATCCCGGGCTGTACATATTACGATATGCCAATCCCCGGAATCATACATTTCCTTCATACGTTCTGCTAAGGGCAGCACCGTATCCCTGAAAATATTTTCTCGGGTTTTGAGCTCAAAATACCGCTCAAGATCCAGAGTACCATCTGCCTTATTAGGCGTCCGGTGGTCAGAATCAATTACGGTACCATCGAGGTCAAATATTGCTATTTTCTTCATAATCTCATTATCGGACATATCGCTAGCTCAGTCAACAGCAAATCCCCCGTCACCCTCAAATTTTTCCTGGGCCTTATCCGCAGCTTCATCACTGCTCATTCCCTCCTCCAGGAATTCTTCATACCAGCCCTCTACCACGGATTGTATTTCCCCAGGTAAACTCATATTCATCCTCCAGTGGCTAACAGTACGATCATGCTCAAAATGATGGTAATTTTGGCTAACCAAAATAGGGCAAAACCGGTGATCAATAATGTAACTATCATCTTTATCATGATTATATAATCGCATATAACGGGGTCTTGGTCAACGATTATGTTTCCGCAGAATTCTGCGGTTTTGATTCTCGCAGTTTCCTGCGGTAAATAAAAATGAAAATAATCCAAAAAAGTGGTTGAAAAGCGTTGACTGGGTGCCGGATATATGCGACTATATAAACATGATGAGGAGAACAGCGATGCAACATACTTTTGACGAACAATCCCTTTCGGACCTCCATAAGGATGCCCGGGGATATCGTCCCCGCTCAGAATGTTTCTGGGGGGCCTGGAATCAGTCCACCAACGATGGTAAGCAAGCCATCTGGGACTCTCTCATTGATGAGATGGTCGCGTCTCAGGAGGCTGAGGCTGCCTGTGAGCGGGTCTGTGTCGAGGAATTCGAAGCTCAGGTCAAGCAGACCATGGGTTATGGTGCCCCGGATCGGGAGACCGCTCTCCGGTGGATCACCGATAGTGAGATCTTCAATCACTCCCAGGACGTTGAATCCTTCGTATTCAACCGTGGGATCCTGTTTACCGACTATGGTCGGGAGCTCGTAAAAGAGCTCATGGAGATCGTTATTTTTGAGGATCCGGGATTTTAAGCGTTGACCGGAACTCAAAAAGGCGTATAATAAGTATATTGAATAGTGCAACAAAGGAGATAAAAATGTCGCACGAAATTGAAGTGGTAGATGGTGAAGCCAAAATGGCGTATGCGGGGAAGGTTCCCTGGCATGGTCTTGGTGTGCAGGTTGAGGATGATCTTACTCCTGCTGAGTTTCAAAAAGCGGCTGGGTTAGACTGGCGGGTTGTTGAAGCTCCGGTGTTTGCTGAATTCCAAGGAAAACGGATCGAATCAGGTCACAAGATGTTGATTCGAGAAACTGATGCGAAACCTCTTACGATCATCACCGGTGACTGGAACCCAGTCCAAAATGATGAAGCGTTTGATTTTTTCGATGAGTTTTGTCAGGTTGGCGCCATGAAAATGGAGACGGCCGGTTCGTTGAAAGATGGTCAGTGGGTCTGGGCTCTTGCCAAGATGACTGATACGTTCGAGCTGTTTGGTGGAGATAATATTGAAGGTTATCTTCTGTTTTCGAATCCACATATTTATGGTCGTGGAATCGGTATTCAACAGACCTTGACACGCGTTGTTTGTCAGAATACGATCAACGTTGCACTCCAGAGTGGCTCAACAAGCAAAGTCCGGTTCAATCACCGTAGGGTTTTTGATGCAGACCTAGCCAAAGAGATGCTTGGCCTGGCGTCTGATAAGATGGAGTCATTCAAGGACATGGCGATGTTCCTGGGTACGAAGTCGTACAAGGATGAGATTGTCACCGAATATTTCGATGAAGTATTCCCGGGCTACAGCAAGAAGGATCTCGAAGATCAAGAGCGTAAGTCTTCTAAAAATGCTCTTCGGGCTTTTGAGGTTCTGGAAACTCAACCCGGTGCAGAGTATGCTAAGGGTTCGTGGTGGCAGGCTCTGAATGCTGTTACGTACTTGGTTGATCATGAGATTGGCAAGTCTCAGGAGTCTCGGTTGGCTTCTAACTTCTACGGAGCAAATAAGAATCTGAAGATTCGGGCTCTGGACAAAGTTCTGGAGTATGCGGAAGCGTCCTAATCAAATGGGGGGCTTCGGCCCCCCCATTTTTTTTAAGAGGATATTATGGATTATCTATTTGATGTAGATGGCACTTTGCTGGATATTTCACACCGGCTGAAGTTCATTCAAACAAAACCTAAGGATTGGCCTGGGTTTCGAGATCCTATACAGAAGCGATGGGATGAGCCTATTCTTCCTGTTATGACTATCTTCAATGCTCTAAGAGCAGCTGGACATGGTACAATTATTGTTACAGCTCGGCATAGGGATGAGGAAGAGGATACAAGGAAGACTTTGGTTCAGTGGATGCCGGGTATGCTTGATTATGATCCAGAGTTTGAGGATTATAAAATTCCTATGTATCTTCGATCGAATCGAGACTTTAGGAAGGATGCTATTGTTAAAGCTGAGATCTTAGATAAGATTCGTGAGGATGGGTATAAGCCTGAGATGGTTTTTGATGATCGACCTGCAGTTATTGCTATGTGGCACGAGAAAGGCCTCGTCGTAGGTGATGTACGGGATCCATCGAAGGGTGAGTTTTGACCTACAAATTTTACAAAGCAGAAATACCCGAAGTCGATACTGTCGATTCTTTCATCAGACGTCACACAGACATCGTTGAGAGGATCGACAGTTTCAATATCGACACTAGTGGTATCATAGAACAAGAATGTAGCCTGGCAACTCATGGGTTGCAAAATGCAGTTCATTCTGCATTCACCTTGCATGGGTGGCATGGATTCTTAGTTGCTAATTTCGGTGAGGGATATGGTAATGAAGACCTGCGCAGTGAAAGACTAGGCGGGCTCTCCATCACATACAATCCTGACTTCCGCCAACAGGACATTAACATCAATTGTCAAACCCTGGGTAATAGAAAATACAATCTTCCGCCAGAGATGTATGCTGGCAAAAGAGGCAATAAGATATTTGAACAGGTCAATATTCTTGATCTAAGGACAGAGTTCTTTCAGATTGTCAACAACCAAGGTGCGGGGCCTGCTTGGGATTGGATCTATGAGAATGACATAATCTCAAAGCAGACCTGGGAAGATGAAAGAGAGTATTATCATCAATGGAATTACAACCCAGCCGCAAAGAATCAAACTGGTAAGAATACATATAGCGACGCTCTCGGGTTTAACAGACTTACACCAGCGTGCAAAGAGGGATACCTTGGAGAAGTGTTTGGTGATATAATTAACAGCGGCAGAACGATTGTTCGCGGCCGCATTGTAGAGATGATGTCTGGTGATCTTCATTGGCATCGTGATGAGTCCTTCTATATGAATTTCAGGATAAATATTCCATTATATTTTGATGATAGCACGATGATTGCGACGCAAGATCATGAAATGCATATGCATCCTGGGTATATGTATCATTTTGATACAGGACAACCACATGCTGTATTAAGAAAAAACGATCGTCCTCAAAAAAGAGTTAATATCGTCCTGGGTATATCTCCATGGTTTGATTTTCACGAAGATGAGCAGGCCTGGGTGTCAAATAAGTACTATGGAAAAATTCATCCAGTTAATATGTTCAAGGACGGATTGCTCGTTGACTTTGTAGTGTAAATGATGTATAAATAGTATTGTGATGTTGATGAAGACTGAAAACTAGACTGGACCTGGGGGCAGTACCCAGCATCTCCACCACAAGTACATTGTAAGGGTATCAATACCATGCCTAAGCGCACAACGGTTAACCCTTTCTCATCGGAGGCAGGATGAGCAATGTACTTTTGATGGGGATGAAATAGGATCGACAGGTAGATAATAGGAAATTGGAGTCACACGGTTGGTCGCGCATAGACCAAATAAAGTAAATGCGAACGATAATTTTGCATCTGATGATTTTGCCCTCGCGGCTTAATTAATCGGGGTTCGGAGGTACCTGGCAACAGAAACCTCCACTTAATTTAAGGAGAGGACATGAATAACGTAGTCACATTAACAAATAGTGCAAAAACATACCTGAAGCACACTGCTATAAATAGTGGCAAGGATAATGTTTGGTTTGGTGTAGAGGGTGGTGGCTGTAGTGGGTTTAATTACAAGTGGAAATTTGTAGACGATCCGGATCCAGATGATCCCAAAATATCTCTGGGTAGTACACAATCCGGATCGGACCCTGTGCGAGAATTGTTTTTGGTCGTCGATCTTGTTAGTGAATTGCATATTATAGGATCAGAAATTGATTACGTTCAAGAGCTAGGTGGTTCGTTTCTGAAGGTCAGTAATCCAATGTCAACTAGTTCATGTGGATGTGGAGAGAGCTTTGGTGTATGATAACTATTGAATGGAAGGGTAAGATAGGTTATGGTGACATAATCTCCCCTTTATGTTATGCTCATAATATTGCTCAAAAGAATTGTGATGATGTAACTCTCCATATGCACTGGAAGCATAAGAGAGGAGAGTTATACAAGCCTGAGGACAAAGATACGCTAGATGGACGGTTAAAGTTCTTGTGGTCTATCTGTAAGCCTATCCCATATCATAAAGTACATCTCAAACAAACTTTCGATGACGACATCAAATGGAATCACACGAACTACGACGATCAGTCTGAGTTTCATAATCTTTGGTGGTCAAGAATAAAAAATCTCGATGTTGGTAAGCCTTATGTTGTTATGAATACAACGGCCGGCCACAAAGAACAATTTAGTGATTATGATCCAGACAAACAATGGAAAGATCCTGTTGGGTTGGATAAGTGGCTTCAGATTGAAACATTAATCAAGACCGAGTGGGGATTTGATGTTGTTCATAGCGACTATACAGACTCAATCGGAGAAGCTGTAGATAAATATAGAAAAGCATTCCTTGCTATAGGGTATCATGGATCCACAGCGTGGATAGCAAGATATCTTAGAGTTCCTATGGTACTTTTCTCTGAGAAAAAAATAACGAAGTCGGCTTTTCCATGGGCATTGGTAAAATCTAAGTATGAAGAAGGTGATCTTTTAAAGATGAATCCACATGAGATTCGGAATAAAGGGATCCAGCGTATTAGAGAATTGGAGAAACAAATTGACATCTATCTCAACACTCCCAATATACATCGGTTACGAGGCAAGAGAACATAAGGCTTGGGAAGTCTGTGATTTCTCAATAAGACGTACTCGTAACTTTGAGATTAAAGCCTCACCTCCGATAGCGCTGAAGTCTGAAAATATAAAAGAATATCGTCGTGATCATGGAGAGCCTCAATCAACTGATTTTACATTCACAAGGTTCTGGGTTCCTTATCTTTGCAACTTTAAGGGATTCAGCGTCTTCGTTGATTGTGATTTTCTCTTTTTGAAACATCCTGCTTTAATATTTGATTACGTCGATAAAACTAAAGCAGTTAGTGTGGTTCAACATCCTCCGTATCTTCCTCTAAAAAAAGTAAAAATGGATGGGATTGCTCAACACAAATCGTTCAGAAAAAATTGGGCTTCATTAATGGTGTTCAACAACGAACATCCATCTAATAAAATCCTCACCCCTGATTACCTTAACGATCATGTCCCTGGGTTAGATTTTCATCATTTGAAATGGTTGGACGATAGTGAGATAGGTTCAATACCACTTGATTGGAACTGCCTAGATCAATACTATCATCTAGAAGATCCTAAAGCAATTCATTATACAGATGGAGGGCCCTGGTTTGGTGAAGAATTTAATAATACTAGGTATGCGCAAAAATGGATTCAAATGCAGGCTTTGATGATGGGATTAAATCGAGTTAACTTGACGAGCGTGGTAAATGATTGATCTTACTATATCACTGACATATTATGGTCAGGTCGATAAACTAATCAATCATTGTAACTTTTTCGCTGAGTTAGATGATGTACTGAAAAATAGAATAACTGTTCAGATGGTTAATGATGGTGCTGAAGATCGAGGAATCTTCACAGATATTCTAAAGTTATACAAAGACAGTTTTAATTTAAAAGGATACGTGGTAAAACAGGATATTGGTTTCAATAACCATGGGTGTAGGAACCTAGCAATGCTTCAATCTCAAACGCATTGGAATTGGTTAATTGATATTGATGCACAACCCGAACCAGACTTGATAGAAGCTATTATAACAACACCTTTGAAAGATGAGCAATTCTATGTATTCGAGGTATATTTTGATCATATAGACAACCCAGAAGATTACGATTTATATGATCCTAAGAAAATATTGAAGTGGGTTGCTCATCCAAATATATGGTTAATTACAAAACCGTGTTTTTGGTCTTCTGGTGGATACGATATGGAGTTTGCTGGGATGCGTCATGGGGACCAGGAATTCTTCGAAGCTATTGATAAGGATAAATATGATCATTTTCTATTTCATCCTGAGATAGAGAAGAAACATAGATTGTTCATCAACTCACCTAATAGGGCTAGATCATACCTCAATCAAGTTACAGAGCATGTTGGATATTTAAATAAATGCGTTGACTTTGTCGCCAAAAGGAATGATAATAAAGATAGGAAGTTTAAAAAGCGTCTTATTTGTTTTGATTGGGAGAGAGTTGTATAATGAAATTGAAGACCGTTTCGACCTTTGTTGGCGCAATGTTTTGTGTTGTTCCAGCATTTGCATCACCAGAAATAACCGAAGAAGAAGCTAAGCAGAGACATTGTCTAGCTGAAGCAATTCTTTTTGAAGCTGGTAATCAGCCTTTTGTGGGTAAACTTGCTGTTGGTGAAGTTATCATGAATAGGGTTAAGTCTAATAAATATCCCAATAGCATTTGTGGTGTTGTTCATCAAGGTCCTATCAACAAGTGGTGGAAGAGGGTACATAACAAAATAGTACCAGTAAAGCATAAATGTCAATTTTCTTATTATTGTGATGGACGTAGTGATCGTACAGATAGGTGGGCACAGACAAAGACCTGGGAAGAGGTTTTAAACGCTACCATATTTATGTCAACGTCGTTATCTGCTAATTTTAATCTTACTGACGGGGCAACCCATTATCATGCAAAATATGTTACGCCGGCGTGGAGCAAATATCTAAAACACACCGTACAAATTCAGGATCATGTATTTTATAAATGATAGATCTAAAAATAAAAACACCCTCACAATTTGCTCTCGAAATCGAGATGGTTGTTAAGGAAAAGAAAATCGATTATCTTGACGCAGTGATGTATTATGTTGAGAAGAATAATATTGAAGTTGAGACTGCAGCGTCTTTAATAAAGAGTAGTCAGATACTCAAAGGTAAGATTGCTGCAGAAGCAGAACAACTTAGGCTTTTAAAAACAAAGAGCGCAAGGCTGCCTATATGAACGCTTACGAAGCATACAAAACGTATATGGGATTGAAGAGGCACTTTACCTCTGACTATGACATATTCAAGTATCAGGGTAAGCTAAACAATACTGGGTTCGATAGTTTTGAAACAAGACGAGACAAGTATCAGTTTCAGAAGTTATCTAAATTAAAGAACCCTACTGATTTCATCCTAGCTAATATTCTCCACGATGAGAATTTCTGGCCTGGGGATGTAAGTAATATGAACACCCATGCAGTATATGTTAATTGGCAAAAGCGCCAGCAAAGCATGGGGTATATGTTCCAGCAGGATCTGAAGCAGATGAAGAGTGATTTTGACGATAACATTAAAGTTATCCAAACGCACCCTTATTTGTTAAGATTGGTTATTAAAGAGGACGTGGGTATTGAAACTATGATTATTTTGAATAAGCTCACGCCTTTTTATGGCTATTGGACTAAGAAACTAGATGATGATATCTTATGGGAGGCAATAAAGAAAAAGTCTGAGAAATATGAAAAATTCTTTATAAATAGTGTTGACCTAGCTAAGTATAGGTCCTATACTATGGAACACTTTGGATAAACCGTATACATCGCATATATCGCATATTAAGGAGAATTAAATGTCATTTGCTGCAATGAAGAAAAATCGTCAGAAGAATCTCGATAAACTGACGTCAGAACTCACCAAACTCAATCAAGGACCTGTCAGAGACGATGATGGCTTTTGGAAGCCAGAAGTCGATAAATCTGGTAATGGTACTGCTATCATCCGATTCCTTCCGGCTCCGGAAGGTGAAGATGTGCCGTTTGTTCGTATTTGGGATCATGGATTCCAAGGACCTGGTGGATGGTTCATTGAGAAATCTCTGACCACTCTTGGTGAAAAGTGCCCGATCTCTGAGTATAATTCTATGCTCTGGAACAGCGGTACTGAAGCTGATAAGACGTTCGTGCGTTCCAAGACAAAGCGTCGTCTGTCGTTTGTATCAAACATCTATGTTGTTAAGGATCCTTCTAACCCTGATAATGAGGGTAAGGTATTCTTGTACAAGTTTGGTAAGAGGATCTTTGATAAACTTAATGACCAAATGTCACCTGAGTTTGATGATGAGGAAGTAGTTAATCCCTTTGATTTCTGGGAGGGTGCAAACTTCCGAATGAAGATTCGTAATGTTGAAGGCTATCGTAATTATGATAAGTCTGAATTTGACCAACCAGCGCCTTTGTTAGAGAACGATGATAAGCTCGAGGATATCTGGGCTGCTCAACGATCTCTTTCAGATATTGTCGATCCCAAGAACTTCAAGTCTTATGATGAGTTGAAGACTAAGTTGTATAGGGTATTGGCATTAGATGGAGGCTCGACAGCTAACACAGTTTCTGCTCAAGAGTTGGCTGATACTAAAGCTCCATCCGCTACCTTGGAGACACCTTCGAAATCAGAGTCTGCACCACCATGGGATGAAACTTCCAGTGATAGTGATGGAGATGATGACGGGTTGAGTTTCTTTAAGAAGCTAGCAGACGACTAATTGTCGTCATAGCGGACGGTCCTTAATGGATCGTCCGCGAAGCTTCTGCACATTGAGTACATAGATAAACAGATATTTGATGAATCGTATCTTGTTTATTAGGTTCAGTTAGGCCTGCTATAAAAACTAAGAGAGGCAGGTCATCTCTCCCACATTCTTCACATTCCATTTGTTATTGCAACCACTCCGGCATATTCCGTTGCCACCAGAGCTGCTTGGGGGCCGCCACGACGGTTGTGGCGGCATTGGAGACCTTGCTTGAGTTGTCCATGATAGTTACATTACCAGGTTTTCCGCCCTTGTCTTGGGCTCTACTAACTGCTCCCGCGACGGCAGCTTGTCTATCAATTTCGTTAATTTTGGCCAGCTCGGTACCATACTCTCGTCGCATCGAACTGCTGCTGAAATCGATCGCACCCGACGATCCTTTGTACATCTGATTTGCAGCTCCTACAAGCCCTCTCATATTAGTTATCGCACCTGTGTTGACGCTTCCCGCTCTCATAATATTTTGTGGATCAGCGAGGCCTAGTTTAAACGTCCCTTTCTTTACTCTCATTCCAAAGTTGAGAAGATCTTTCTTTGTTATTTCTTTTCCAATGTTCTTTGGATTCTTCATAAATTCACTCAAATTATTCTGGAATTTGCGCATATTGCTAGGGAAGTTGCCTTCCTTACTTACCCACTCCAATACACCGGCTTTGAACATAGATTTAATTGACTTCTTGGTTTGCGAGTCGGACCCGAGCATAGCGACCGATCGCCTTTGAGAGTTCAACATAGTCTTATTCAAAAGATCGTATGCCGCCTCGTCAGTACGCGACTCAACTACCGCCTCCCGGGCGGCCACTTTTGAGTTATATCCCTGGGCGACCTTCGTCATAACTTGCTTCGCCGATTCTTCGCCGCCGGCGGCAGCTTCCGTCAGTCCGGTGTAAGCGTCACCGAGCTGTAGTCTGGCAAAATCCTCGAAACTGCCGGCGCCAGCTGCGATAATTTGTTTTTTGGTCTTTCCCTTATCGATCTTCGCGATCGCATCCGCCCTGATTTTCGCGTACATTTTCTCTGTGAGTACATTATTTTCCTTCGCGGCGTTGACAACACTTTTCTGATGTTCGGTCCTAGATCCTTCCGCCATCTTCCACAACCCGTAAACAGCGGCGCCGACGGCGGCTACCGCAAGTAATGGTACTATGATACCACCAACAAAGGCGGGCATGCCACCAAATATCCGCGCAATAAATCCTTTTGCTCCTATCTTCGTGGCGGCCGCCGGGGCGGCGGTCGATACTACGGCCGGTACTGCTGATGCAGCGCTTTTGACGACCTTTGGAGTCAACTTGGTGCCCAGGGCGGTAGCACCTTGTCCCAGACCTAGGAGAGCGTTTTGAAGAAAACCACCATCCTTGACTTTAGTAGCTAGAGTCAAAAATCCTGCAGCGGCACCTTTCATTGCAGCCGCAAGACCCTTTCCTGCAAGTTTGGTGGCGCCTTTAGCTCCCCATATAGCTGCATCGCCAACGAAGCCTAACACCAATCCACCGAGCTTTGCAAAAGATGATATCACCCAACCCATCGCTCCAGCAACAGTTTTTATTCCTGCTTTTGCTAATATGGCGGAGCCTGTAAACGCAGCTTTGATAAGTTTAATAGGACCTATAAATGTAAACAATGTAGCAAGTGTACCGATGCCAGCAACCATACCCATTCCAGTAACGTTGCCTTTCTCATCAAGAAGACCTAATGATTCACCGAATTTTCCTATTGCTGATGTTAAGTTCCTGGCATATTCTTTTACACCGGCAAATATTCCACCCTTTTTACCTTTTTCACCAAATTCACCATGGATATCTTCACCAAAAAGGAAATTTTTGATACCTTTCCACTCATCGCCTAAAAACGAATCATTAAGCCAGTTATCTAACGATTTTCCTGCGTTCTTGAACCAAGCAATGAACTTGTTGTTCTCTGGATAAAACCATTCAAAAAACGGCTTAATATTGTCATCCCACAGCGCTTGTGACCCTTCCATTAATTTATTAAAACCAGATGCGTCTAAGACACCTTCCCAGGCTTTGCCAATACCGTCTTTCTTTTCATCCCACCATTTTAATATAGCTTTCTTCCACGGCTCGAAAGCAGCCGTGATAAACTCCTTTATTTCCTTGAAGAAAAATGCGCCTAATCCAATTGCAGCAAACCATTTTAACCAATCGATACCTTTAGCAAGCAATCCACTAAAGAAGCCACCAATACCCCCGCCTTTGTTTTTTGAAGGAGCTTTAGGTGCTGTTGGTTTTGCAATTATATCACGTGCTTTAGTTCGCTCTTTAAGGCCTTCTCTGGCTTCTTCAGCAGACGATCCTTTACCCGACAATCGCTTTGCAGTGACTGCGGTATCTCTTTTAATACTTAAAAGAGTACTATTGATATCTGCTAATGTTGCTGCTGCCATAATACTACTTCTTAGGTGCTTTGTTTTTCATCGCGCTAGCACCAAAGAAAGCTGCAACAATACCAGCAACAGCAATGAAGTATACTCCTGCCATATCACCTAATATTTTTGCCGCTGATTCGATACCACAAACAACTGATACGACAACACATACGGGATACAATAGCATTCCGCAAAGAGCATACCAAGCCATGTTGCGTTGGGCATCTTCTTTCTTATCCTCATTTTCAAGTCTAACCATACGTTCTTCCACTGCTAACTCCTCATCAGTGACGATTCCATCACCATCTAAATCATATTTTGCAAAGTCACTATCTTTTTGTAGTTTTTTCTGTGCCATTTATTGTTGCTCCTGCTCCTGGTTGACTTTTTGTACATGATCAACAAGCATTTCGAAATAAATATCACGTTCAAAGGGGTATAAGTTTTCTAGTTCGTTTATACTGTATTTATGATGCTGAGCCATAGTGAAGAGAGTTTGGTAGTAGACCGCCAGACTGGTATGACTCAGCGCTATTAAAAAAAATCGTTTATACCCTCCAACAACTTAGTCTTAGTTTTTTGCTTACCGTTCTTACCTTTTATTTTATATTTGACTTGCATACTTACTTTAGGCATAGATTCAAAATATTTCTGAATAGCAGCAAAACTATCAGCTGGGAAGGAATTAATAAATTCCTCTTGTTCTTCTTTAGAAAAATCATTCATATCTAATGTTTCTTCACCACTATATACTTTTGAAATACATCTAGTAATTAGTTCAATTGAGGTTTCTAAGCCACTTTCCATATCAACTTCTAGTAAGTCAGTATATTTTGGATGCCTCATTTCAATTTGAATACTGTCATTTAATTTAATTAAAGATTCAGTTTCTGTTTCCGGGCAT